CGTGCCAACCCATTCGTTGCTGCCGATGGCGCCAACTCTGAGTTCGGTGCTTCGGGCGATAACTTCTACTTCCGTAAGTTTGATGTAACCAATCTAATTGGTGACTTCGAATATACTAGCTAATTAAACTTAGCGTAGATAGTTAGAAAGAGGGGAACGCAAGTTCCCCTCTTTTTTTGCCTATAAATAATACTACAATCATATGACACCTGATTTTAACAAGAGCATGCTTTCTCCGCCTGGATTTAAGCTCCAGATTAATGCCGCAGAATTTCCTGCGTTTGAATACTTTTGTACATCTGTTACGTTTCCTACAGTTTCACTTCCAATCATTGAATCAAAGTATCGTAATCATCAGATTGAAGTCAGCGGTGATACTGTTCGATATGAACCACTTAGTGTCACGTTTATCATCGATGAAGATATGAAAAATTATCTTGAGCTTTACAATTGGATGTATAAGAATGCTCGAGAATCAATTACATATCGTGATATCACTCTAAACATTCTAACAACACAGAATACGCCAAACATTTCCGTACAGTTTATGAATGCTACGATCACAGATCTGGCTTCGTTTGAATTCAACACGCAGAATACTGATGTAACTTATACAACGTGTACTGCAACCTTTTATTATGATGCATTCAAAATTAATGTACAATAACTTGTACGTTTGATATAATACCTTCATTATGATTGATATTGAAACTATAAACAAGATGTGGGAAGAAGACAGCCGTATTGATGATAACCAACTCGATAAAGCCACGATTGATTCTTCCAAACTACATGCAAAGTATCTACAGCTTTTTAGCACCGTTCGGTTGCAACTTAAAAAGCGTGAACTTGAACTGACAGTTCTTAAACAAGATAAGTGGAAATACTTTACAGGCAAGATGTCTAAACCTGAAATGGATTCACGCTCATGGAAGTACGATCCGTTTGATGGGTGCAACAAGCCAATGAAATCTGAATTAGATAACTATATTGATTCGGATTCGGATATTCAGAAGATCGTAATCAAAATTGAATACCTAAAGATTGTTGCTTCAACACTTGAGGAGATACTGAATAACCTTAAGTGGCGCCATTCCGCAATTAAGAACATCCTTGACTGGCGGAAGTTTACATCGGGTATGTAGTGAATAAATAATACATAATGAGTAGCATTACATTATGTAAACACAATGAATCCTTTATTCGGATTGAAGCTGAACGGTCTATCCTTCAAGAAATATCGGATAGATATAAGTATTTTGCAGAAAATTATCGGTTCATGCCCGCATACAAAAACGGCCTTTGGTCCGGCGAAATTCGATTGTTTAATCTCAACACATGCTTGCTTCCTGCAGGACTGCGTGATGATCTATTAAAGTTTGCAACTGATAATAACTATACCATCACTGGCAACGAGCAGTTTATATACGAATCAATTTCAACGAATGATATCAATGAATTTGTTTCATTGCTTAAGATTCCATACGAATTGAGAGACTATCAGTTCAATTCAATTCAACGGATTGTGAATGATAATCGTGTCACATTGATAAGTCCAACAGGTTCAGGTAAATCTCTGATGATCTATGCGACAGCACTATGGTCATTGAATAAGAACCATAGAATACTTATTGTTGTACCTACGACATCGTTGGTCGAGCAGCTCTTTAATGATTTCAAAGATTATAGTAAGCAGAATGGCTTTGATGTTGAAGCACACTGTCACAAGATCTATTCAGGTCATGACAAGAATACCAACAAGCCAATCATCATTTCAACGTGGCAAAGCATTTTTAACCTAAACAAGACTTGGTTTGAAAAATTCCAAACGCTGATTGTAGATGAAGCACACTTAGCAAAAGCTAAATCGTTAAGCAAGATATCCGAATCATGTGTCAATTGTGTTACGCGAATCGGTACAACCGGTACACTCGATGGAAGTCAGATCAATGAACTCATGCTCGTTGGTATGTTTGGACCGGTCTATCGCGCAACTACAACAAAGCAACTCATTGACAATGATACGTTATCAAAGATTGCGGTGAATCTCATAAAGATTGATTATGACAAGGATACAAGTAAAGACTTCTCCAAGCTCGTTTCGAGTTATCCCGAAGAGATTCAATACATAACATCCTTTAACAAGCGTAATCAGTTCATTGCTAAGTTAGCGCTTGTACAAAAGAAGAATACGCTATTGCTATTCAATTACGTTGAAACACATGGTAAGCCTCTGTTTGAACTTATCAAAGCAAAGAACAAAGATCCTAACCGAAAGATCTATTTCATTTCAGGCGAGATTGAAACAGCGTATCGCGAAGAAGTACGAAACGAAATCGAGAATCAAACAAACGCAATTCTTGTTGCATCTTCAGGCACGTTTAGCACAGGCATTAACATACGTAATCTGCACAACATCATATTTGCTTCTCCGACTAAGTCGCAGATCCGCGTATTGCAATCAATTGGGCGTGGATTACGTAAACATGGTAATGATTCACTGCTTAACATCTTTGATATCGTTGACGATTTTTCATGTGGAAAGAAAAAGCAGAACTTTGCATTAAAGCATGGAATTGCCCGAATGAAGATTTATATGAAAGAACAGTTTCCTATAGAATCGCATGCTATAAACTTTGGCTAAAATTTACCTATTGGCTTTTCTTTACAATTATCACCGTGCCATCGCGCTAACATGCTTAGCTGAAACATATTGTGACACCATTTGCATTCTTTTTTTACACGCGGTTTACTTTTTACACGCGGTTTACGTTGTACAGCATTTGGATTTTGTTTACAATAATTGTCGTGAAACTGCGTATAGATATTTGGCTGAAACATATTGTGACACCATTTGCATTCTTTTTTTTACATGTGATTTATGTGGTTTATGTGATCTATATGGAAGAGCATTTGGATTTTGTTTACAATAATCACCATGATACAGCGTATAGATATTTGGTATAACCATCATCTTGCACCAATTACATTCTTTCTTTATAACGTTGTCTTTTAACCAATTGTGTGTACCGGATTCAATGCGTTGTTTGGCCAACGCTGATTTCTCTTCAATGGACATATTCAAACGATCGGCAATCAACGTGCATGCGCCATAATCGCCTTGCTTAAAATGGATATCATAATGTTCTTGAATAGAAACACATTGAAGGGTTTCAATGCGATTGTCTTCGTGGTTACCGTTAATGTGATGAATTTCAAATGAACGGCCGAATTCATCTTTGGGGATTGGACCGTTATGGTTAATCCAAAGTTGCCTATAATTCCTATAAATACTTCTAGCTGACATATAAACCTCTTTCTATGTTAGAGTGGTTGGGTGCTTGTTACACCGTGAACCACACCTATTTATACATATACACCAATGAGTAGCAATAATCAATTTGATGAGTTAGACATTGCCGTTATTAAATTAACGAATGGTCAAACCATTGTAAGTACTGCGCTATACGTCAATGAAACAGAACAATCCCCAGAGCATATTCAAGTATTCTGTCCAATGACAATGACATTTGAAGAAGATGAAAATAATGAAATGGATGTGTTATTATTTCCATGGCTTTATGGAGCAGATAATCATACGGCTGCGATCTATTATCGTGATATCATTTGTGCAGAACCAGCATCGATGGATATCATCAATCAATATAAAGAATCAGTAGACTACTTCTTTAATGAACATCCCTATAGCGATTCATTAGTACAAAATCCGCAATCAAATAAACCTGTATCTCGTTCTATCAACGAAGAGCAAATTGAAGCAACCGTAGCTGATATCATGTATTCAACTACCATGTTACCATTCTAGTATTATTGGCTTGCCTTAGACAAGATTCTACCAAAGTCCCGATAACTTGTAAACAAAAACTTCTAACTATTTTCATAATGACATATAAGACAAATCTAGGTCATTTAAGTCTGAATCCATATATACCCATTAGTCATAGACAAAAATGCCTAGAATGATCTTCTAGGGCCATCCAAATGAAAATCGATTATTTGTTCAATATTTGTTTACATGATGTATTACGTATGATATTATTACTTACATACTTCAAAATATAGAAAGTGTAATACTATGAAACAGTCGAAACAAACACGAAATGAACACTATGTAAATAACGAAGAATTTACGAACGCAGTTGCGGATTATGTTAAACGCGCTAAACATGCGAAAGATGCTAATAAAGAGATTCCGCAAATCCCAGAGTATATTGGTGAAGCATTCCTAAAGATTGCAATACGATTATCGAGCAAGGGGTCATTTTTTAACTATACATATCGCGATGAATTTGTTGC